TACACTGTAGCCCATGGCAGATACCATGCACGTTTCACTTCTACTTCACAAAAAAATCCGACAGAAACAATTCTAACTTTCATACGCTTTACTTCATTAATTCAAAATAAGTCATACTAAGTTATCTATTCTTCAACTGGTAAAGGAAGTATCTTAAAGCCACAGTTCACAGCATTTCGCTCACGGATAGCCGAACGGATAGTATCACAATCATAGTAAATTACCCAACGTTCGTCACTATCAAACGACTTATCACCCAATATATACCCCTTCTTTAGCATATTATAACGTAAGCAGGTAGCCTTACGTGAAAATTGCTTCTGCTGTAGGATTTTACCGAGACGTGTCTGTGGCTCCATACCAAAGCGGATGCGCCTGCGTTCTTTACTGATAAGTAATCGAAGTTTCTCGGCTTTTTCCTTCATACATTTTCGATAGCGATAAGGACTTATCTCTTTCAGACGTGCAAGAGGATTAAAGCCCGCCTCACGTAGTCGGCGTGTAGCTTCCAAAGCAGCAGCGCAGGGGGCTTTACCTCGAAGTGAATTGTAGTAGCCATTCTCCTCACACACTTTCTTTATCTGAGCCGCCTGCCGTTTCTTTATTGCTCGCATACCAGTTTCACTCTTTGTAAGTTTCAAATCACGTGCAAAGCGATGCAAGGTTGATAGAGAGATGTTCAAAGCAGAGGCGAGTTTGCTATTCTCTTTGTCGTGAAAATGGTCCTTCAGCCACTCCAACTGGTAATCTGTGAGCTGCCGTTTATGATAAGGAGGAACAAACAAGGCTTCCCGTAATCGTTTGCGGTCTGTAGGAACTCTACTATCAGTCATTAGCGTTCGTCCCCATTTCCATCTATCACGCCACGCTGTTGACGTGAAGCGAGCTTATCCAAATTCTGTTGACAAACGTCTTCAAGCGACCAGCCCATCACATGACAAAGGCCTGCAAGCTGCCAAGCAATGTCGCCAGCCTCCTTGACTAAAGCATCCTTTTCATCATCCGTTATCAAGATAGCTTGAGAATGAAGTACATCACCATTTTCATCACGATGCGATGCGTGAGAAACATAAAGGTCACCCTTACGTACGTGCTTTGCTATCTTTCCAGCAAACTCACCAACCTCGCCCATAAGGTTAGTCAACATATAAAGAAGGTTGTTGCATGTGGGCATACAAGTCTTCATCGCCTTCTCTTGATATTCGTTCAATTCCATAAATCAAATTATTCTATAGTTTACATTTCCTGTAACATCGACTATTGCCTCTTGCAACTCGTCTGCTATCATCTGTGCTACGAGCTTAGCATTCGGATGAGGTTTGCCGGTCTTTCCCAATAGGCGAAGTTCTAATATATGTCGCCATTCAAAGACATTGTAGGTGTAGACGACACGAGTTGCTGCATCAAGTGGAAGGTAGCCACGAGCATCCTCTGCCTTTAATCCCATTCGCATCATCAGTGAATAGAAGAAGCCCGCAACACGCCAGCCAAGGCGAGCCGTGAAACGTTTCAGTTTGGAAACACCAGAGTACCAGTGCGGCTCACAGATAGTTATACCGCCACGTTTACCAAAACTAACATAACGTGTGCTCTGCTCGGCGATGTTGTTAGGTGAGGTTCGATTGAGTTCGCGACTCGTGCTAATCTGTGTCGTAACACAAACGGTATAGCGAATCAATGCAAAAGCCGTAGGATGCTTATACTGCTTAACCTTCTCAACAAATTCAGATAGACTAACCTCGTGTAGATCCAACTCATTATGTATGTTAGACGTCAACTCCATAAAAGCCTGGACATTCATAGCAACAAAATAAACACGCTGCTTCTTTGTCTTCTTATAAGTAAGACCGATATACGGAGAGAATAACAAACGAGAAATGGTAAGATAGTCGCTAACCTCATCAAGCGAAAACACAAAGTACTTAGTCCCATGACGGAACATAGATAAATGATTGCGCTTTTCTAAGAAGCTGCACAAATCTTCAGCTGTGCGCTTTCCAGTCTCACTACCATAGCAAACACGTGCCGCACGAGCGACCAAGGTGTGCCAGTCTTCTGGACATAGCCAAGAAGTTACTTCAGGTTTAAGGATTTTCATTAGCTTAATCTCTTTTTTAGTTCCTCACAAAGAGTATCAACATCATTAAAGTGACCCATACCTAAAAACTCATAGATAACTTCCTTTAGCAAGGTCTCTTCGCCATTGTCATTTATATATCTTACGACACTTTTAGCTTGACCATTATAGCCAGTATCAATAGCACTATTACCATCATCACTTGAGAGGTCTTCTTTCTCAACGAGATAGCCACGATCTTCTAAATACTCAACGAGGTCATCCTCGTCGATGTCGTCCAAATCAATTTGAACTTCTACTATTCTATTCACCATAAAAAATATTTAATTAAAAAGTTTATAAAATACACATTCTACTTTAAAATCTTAGCCCAAAAGACACGTCTTTCTATATCAGAAGCAAAGTGAAGTTTTTCAAAAGAAATACTACCTGTCCTATATATATTCCCAATTAAAGATATGAAAGAAGCAATAGTTATGGTCCCATTTCCAGAATTTTTCCTTGATAATACCTTATAATAACTATCACAAACCTCTGGGTTATAATTTGAAGTCAAAGCAAAAACACGATGAAAGAAACTCCTTCCTGGGTTTTCACCTAATGATGCTAAAGCAAAACCGACATCACGCCAAAGATCATAACTATGAGGGAGAGCAAGATGGTCACGTTCCATTGCTGAGATAAGTTTATCAACAAACTCAACAGAGTTACCAACACTATGAGTAATATTAACAGCAGACTTTGGTTTAATGTATTCATACATTCCTTTATAAGGAATAGCCTGCTCATTAACATAAGGATGCTCATCATACGAAGCAAAACGGATACGGGTTATATCGCTACAAGCATTATCAAGCACTATACCCATCGCTGCATATTCCTTTTGTAAAGCACGGAACTGCTCCTTATGATGTTCAGGATATGCCAATGGTATTAAAGCGAAATATCCAGTACCAGAACATGAACGCATATACATAGCGACCTCGGCACGATGGCGAAGAGTGCGCAGAATGGTTCCAAAGTTACCGATACTTGTATTATCCCCAAGGTCAATATCTATAGCCACAAAGCCAGTGTGCTGTATCAAACAATCACCTTTACGCCTTGAGAATAATCCAGAAAGCGTAGCACCTGGCAACTGCTGTTTTGTCAGTTTATAGTCCTCGTGCTTTTTTGCTTCAAGTGGACCATACTCCGCAACCATATCCCGTAACCTTAGGACAGGTTCCTTCCAACGTTCACCAAGTAGAAACTCAGCAATTGTCATATCACCAGTTCCTATCCTATCCTTAGCAGAACGATAGACGCTACACTTCACATCAAAGATGCTCATAATTAATCTTCCTCACGTTCTTGATTATACTTAGAATAAATCCACTTACCAACAACTTCAATAAGCAAAGCAAAAATCCACAGCAGGTGAAATCCAACAGCGAATAGAAGCAAAGACCATAGTAAGCTGAGCAAATAGAATACTATCGTAATTGCTATTTGTGTTCCAATCTCAGTAAGATAAGACTTATCATAAAGCCTATCCAAGAAGAAACGCATTTCCTCATTAGTATTCTTACGTGTGATAGGAAGAACCATAAAGAAGAAAATAACGAAAAGATACATCGCCATTCCTATCTTTATATATATACTATCCATAAAAAGCAAAGCTAAGATATTCGTTGAAGATAACAAAAGTATCTCCAGAATAAAGCAAAGCTTCATAGATTTTAAGTTTTTATTCATTTTACAATGCTTTTGTTTAATTCTACGTTGCAAATTTAAATATTTACTTTAATTTGACAAAATAAATCAAAGAAAACATTTAATACTTACCACTTTTTTAACATTTATCGCATTCTATAAATTATATCAACTATCATCAATACCCCATAAAAAGTTCATTCAACATCCAAAAGGAGAAGCTCAAAGTGAAAAATCTCCTTTTGCCTTAAAATCTCCCTGACTTTACACAAAAAGACTAAATCACCTATTTTGTAAAAGACAAAAACAAAATAAAAAGATACAGAAAGATGTAAAAGGAGACACAAAGGAGAAACTAAACTTAACTTATATCGCTATAATTCAACAAGTTATACTTTAAAAGGAGAAAATAAGATATATTTTCATAAACTTATAGCGCACTGAGAAAAAAAATAAGTAAAGCAAAATAGAGAAAAACAAGTACGTTCCCCGCTCTTTGCTATCTCTCAACTATCCGTAAAATACTAATAATCAAAGCGAAAGCGGAGCTTTAGTTATTTGCAATATACTATTCAAGGTACGGGAAAATAACGCTACTTGGCAAGAAAAATTTCTTCAAAATAATATATAGGGTATCAAGAAAAAACGTCTTTTTCTCCTTTTAAATACACAAAAAAGCGTCTTTAACTGAAAATCAGCTACTTAAAGAAAAAGACGAGAAAATAAAAATCTCCTTTTGCATCCTTGAAGTCTCCTTTTGAGATAAAAGAGGGTGAGAATAGAAGGATTTGAGAAGACTAAATGTCAATCACAAAGAGGGCGAGAGAACAATTTTGTCCCTACCGAACAAAGGTGAAATGTTAAATTTGCGACAGAGATTAGACGAACGAAGAATATAAACAAGAAAAAGTATAGATATGAATTTTCTGAAGAAACTTTTCTCAAGAAAGACACAAAGTGAGAGACTAAGAACGGACGCTTCACAAGTATTCGCTACATTAGAAACAATGGAAAAGAAAGGGTTATTGCTGTGGGACACGAAGAACAGAAGGCTGTTCATAGCGGAGCCGTTAGCTATCCTTATGATACAAAAAGAACAGGGATGGGTAGCCTTCTTACAGAATGTAGCGTATTGGCAATACTATAAGGAAGTGCAAGATAGTTGGGATAGTTATATCCGCAACGAGGAGTTGAAAGCTGTCAGACGTGCAAAAAGAAAGTATGCTATGCTGACCAAAATGGATATAGAACGCATCCGAAGGCAGCGTAGAAGTGAGGTACAGGAGGCTGAGAAGAACGCTATTGAGATAAAGCCATTTGAATTGTTCGTCATTGGTGACAATTACGAAGGATCATACCTTCAAGTCAGCGAAGAAACAGCCAACACAGCAAAGGAAAGTAAAGAAGCAGCAAATCACGTCATAGCCGTAGGAGATTACAACCCAATCACGCAACAAGTGAATATGGCACTATGGAAAGATGTACAGAGCGCATTACAAGAAATCAATAGCGAGGGAGAGACTATGCGGAAAAAGCATAGCGACATCGACGCACTTGCAGCGAGAATAGCAGAAGGATAAAAAGAACACAAACTAACTCAACTACTATTAATAGCGAATGCCTACCACCTTCACAAGTGATAGGCATTCTTTCAATTAAATACTTATGGCGCGAGTCTAATACACTCTAAAGAAGTTTCTTATAACGTTCATTTTCAATACACTGCTTACGAGGAGACACCTGGTTAAGCTCTAAACCCAATACCCACCAACCATTATACATCATAGGAATAGTTGCCCACGAAGCACTATCTAAATCCAATCCTCGCAAAGCCTGTAAGTCAACATCACTAAACACCTTGCCTGTTATAGGACATTTCCCTTTTCTACGAACAGAGAACAACCATATAAGCAAGTCATTCACCCACTCGTCCATTTCGACCTTCAGAGCAGCAGCATTATCATCGTCCTGCTTTGCGGACTTAGCCAGCGACACCTGCGGCTGTTTAGCAAGGAAATACAACGTATGTCGATAATGCACCGTCTTTAGAGAGTCGTGCAATTCAGCATCTATCAAAGACGAGTAAGCCAAAGCTGGTGAAGCAGCAGTGTTAACATTGCGCACAAATTCATTCTGCGTATTAATCGTATCAATGCGATAGAAAGATTTCGCCTTACTACCCTTTTCAGGGTTATGCGAAAGCGGACGATAAATTTGCGCCCAATGTTCAAGTATATTATCAAATCGTGAAACCATACAAACACTTTTTATTCTCCAAAGGACAATTCCAATAGAAGACGATACAAAGATAGGAAAACAAAAACAAAGACGTGGGACAAACTACAGTTCACGCTCATACAAAATCTTTAGTACGTCCGCATCGTGACCAGTACCTCCGCCAACAATGCAAGGAGACAGACCAAAGGGAGACACGATTACGCCATTTTGAGAAGGCGAATATCTCCCCAAGACTATCAAAGACACATTTATTTTATTCATATTCAAATAACAAGCAATGCGGACACTTGTAATCCGTCGAGCGCAATGCGGGCGAATGTGAGAGCCACCCACTCCACTCTATTTTATGGGATAAAGGGTGAACGGAAGCACCTATAAGTCTTTTTCTATCCATAACCAGTTATCCTTAGAAACAGAAGTAATTGTATTCGTAACCACGCCACTACCTATTTCAACAAACTGCACAAACGTTTCTCCACTCCTTGCTCGTTTCTTAGGAGATAACGGGTTACATCCACGACTTGCACTGATACGTACAGGCGAATAGGAATCGGACGAACGCACGTCACGAACGTACAAAACAGGACAGTTACAGATCATACTCATATAAAATCACGGTCTTAGGGAAATGCGTTAAAGAATAGAAATCACTATCGCCCATATACTCATACCGAGTATTTAGCGTACAAGCAACACAACCTGCACAAACATTCACAGCAGCCATTTGTCCCCAAAGAAGAAGTTTAGGGGTAGACAAAACTGTCAAGTAAAGATTAATCAAATTCATAATCAACAATAACACAACCCACAACACCACAGATTACGGTTGCAGAGGGATTACAACAAGCAGTACAACAAAGCTCACCTACCCCACTCTTCTTTTCATCATCTCTAAAGAAACGAATATTCCCATTTGGCAACCACTTCGCACGAATAGTATCAGTTCGGTTCACTCTATCCTTCCTCACGCACTTTAGCAATCTCGGCATCTGACAACTTATGATCAGTCACAAGATAATGAATACCTGCATCTTCAGGCTTTTCATTAGCCTCGAAGAACTTAACAACGCTCTCTGGCTTTAAGAAATAAGATTCATTCACATCATCCTCAAGAATGTCAACAATAGCTTTGTCGAGACGGAAAGGCTTAGGAAAACGATAAGTAGGGAGATTCAAGTCATTACGAACAGAAAGCATAAAGACACGTTCACGGTTCTGTGGAACACCAAAGTCTTTTGCATTCA